CGGCGATGACAAACGGCATTCACACCATTGCGACCGTTTCGCTGGGCGGCACGGCTGTGACATACAACAAGGTCGTCGACGCTGCCAATGCGCTGCCTGCTCAATACTGGGCGCTGCCGACGACCGCGTGGCACATGACGCCGACGCTGATTCAGACCCTGCGTCAACTGAAAGACACGGCTGGCCTGCCTTTGTTCTTGGAACTGGGCGAAGCCGGTGAGGGTGGCGCTGTCGGTTCGATCTTTGGCTGGCCTGTTGTCCCGAACCCGTACTTGTCAACGGACTTCCCTGCCTACCTTGCCAACTGGGACAGGTTTTTGACGATCTCGGACGTGGAAGAAATGTCCGTGCAAATGATGGAGCAAACCGCTCCGGGATTTGTGACGATGTATGCCGAAAAGCGTGTGGTGTCTACCGTCCGCGACCCGTTTGCAGGTGTGCGTCTGAGCGCGGCTTAAAAAGGGGAATGGAATGCCAGTTGAGAACATGACCCTTGCGCAGTTCTACTCGGCGAATCGGAACCCGTACAACTACGCCAAGATTGAGCAAATCGGGCGCGATGTTGTTACACCGTGGCTGACGGCAGAGGAGTGCACGCAGCAACTCAACCTGTTTGACGACGAAAGCCAAGACCCATACATTTCCTCGATTGAACTTGCCACGCGCATGATCATTGAGGACTACCTTGGGATGTCGATCTTCCCGATCACATACAAGGTCTACTACGCCAACCTTGGTCTTTACAACACAAGCGTCTACCTCGATCTGCCTGAAGTCTCCACGGCAAATCAGGGTCAAGCAGGAGTGACGATTAACCGAGTCGAGTGCTACACCACATCAAACACAGTCCCTCAAGTGATCGCTTCGAGCCTTTACTCCTACGATCCGACGGGCAATCAGGTGATCCTCACTTCGCTCCCGAACACCCTGAATCAAGAGGTGGCGAATCCGATCGTCGTGACTTATACGGCGAACGCAAGCCCGTACGCTCAGTATCCCGTGATTAAGCAGGCGGGGTTGATGATGCTCACCCATCTCTACAACAACCGCTCTACGACCTCTGAGGCATCTCTCAAAGAGATTCCGCTCGGGGTCGCCGCTTTGCTTCGCCCTTACAAGCCGCTGGTGATGTAATGGTCACTCGATACGAGAACCTCACAATCAACGATGTCACGAATGGCGTGGACACGGTCGGCGAATACACGACCACGATCACCCCTTGGTTCGAGACTCGAGGCTTGGTTCACGATGTCGCAAACTCTTTGAGAATCTCTGAGCGGTATCGGGTCTACTCAGACCTCGTCATGATCACCCTGAATTACACGCCCAATGTGAAGACGATGGTGGATGATCAAGATAAGTATAGTATTACATGGCGTAGCAGAGAATGGCGAATCACCGATGTGCGAGAGCACAATGATCGGCAAAAGGCGACATTCATCTGTTACAGAGCCGACCCTGAGGTGCCAGTATGAGTACGCAGAACAATCCTTTTGATTACGCCGAGTCGATTCAGTATCAACTCAAAGGGATCGTCAGCCCTGTGCCTGTCTACGCTCTGTTCAACCGCAACTATGCGACTGAGCCGAAGTTCCTCACATGGCAACTCCGCAATGTCCACCAGCCAGTCTATACGGGGCAAAATCAGAATAACAAGGGCATTGATCGCCCTATTTTCCAAACGACTGTGTTTGCAAAGACGATGACAGAGGCTTTCAATTTAGCGAACACAATACTACAATCAGTGCATGGGTATTCAGGAATGTTTGGCGACCCAAGCGGCGGCGGTTTTTTTATCGCCAAAGCGGATGTCGACTGGCTTTACCATACCTACGACAATGAACTTGGATTGCATCAAGTCATTCTCGATACGACTTTGGATATTCCGACATAAGACACGATTGATCAATCAACCCCTTTGGAAGGAAACGAAAAATGGCTCTACCAAATAAAGTCTTACCGGGATTCTCGGCAACGATGTACGCTCAACCGAGCGCAACTCCAACGCCATTGACTTTGACCCAACTGTCAACGCTCGCAAGCGTAGCGGCGATTGCCGTCTCGGGCAACACGATGAACATTGAGGCTGTGCCAGCGTTCGGAATGGATGATGCCAACGCATCATTCAGCGTCGCAGGCTCTCGCCAATCGGACAAGATTCCGACTCAAGCCGCACCTACTTCGATGAGCATTACTGCCGCTTGGAACCCAAGCGATGCGGTCATCTTGCAAGTTCGAGCAGACGCTTATAGCGGGGTCGTCGATCGCACTTATGTGATTGCCGCAACTGATGGCACAAACATTGTCTACTACGCCTTCAATGGTTGTGTTGGCTCTTTCCAGATCGATCCTTCGCCATCGGCTGAAGCGAAGTGCATGTTCACAATTCACCCCCGTGGCAATTTGTACGGTTGGTCTAACAACGCCTAATAGGAGATCACCATGGCTATTCCAGCAAAAGTCCTTCCCGGATTTAGCGCATCGATGTGGATGCAAACAGGGACAACACCCGTTCCCCTGACAACTGCCAACCTCAGCGTTTGGCTGGCAGAAGTCACGACCATCGTCGGCACTTCTGCCAACGGCACGGGGGCGGCTGGCACTCAACTGAACATCGAGGCAGTCCCTTCTTTCGGCATGGACGATGCCAATGCGTCTTTCAGCGTGGCGGGTTCTCGCCAGTCTGACAAGATTCCAACGCAAGCGGCTCCTACATCCATGACGATTACTGCGGCATGGAATCCTTCGGATGCTGGATTGCTCTTGATCCGAGGCGATGCTTACAGCGGCGTGATTGATCGCACCTTTGTGGTGGCGGCAGTCGAGGGTACAAACACCGTGGCTTATGCTTTCAATGGTCGAGTAGGTTCTTTCCAAATTGATCCCTCTCCTTCTGCCGAAGCAAAATGCACCTTCACGATTCACCCTCGGGGCAATCAATACGGATGGAGCAACAACTGATGAAGATCGATCAAGCCATTGAAGTCCTGAGTTCAACCTACATGAGCCTCGATTCGGTGGCTCGAGGTCTTGAGTGCGATCCCTCAGAAGTGTCCAAGGCTCTTGCAAAAGCAAAGCCTGGCACGACTGAGTATGTCTGCCTCACCGCATTGGCAAAAGCGTTTCCTTTGCCCGACAAGATTTCAACAACACAAGAGACCACAACAGATGACAGTTCAAATACAGAGCAACCATGACCTCCTAAACTTCTTGGTCAGCCAAGCCAATTCAGGGGCAAAGAATTGGTTTGGATTCCCCCAGCAACGGCTGGTCGGGATTCATCTTGCCTACGAGATCGCAAAGAATCACGCAGATAAACTCACGCCCGATGAGATCGTTGATTACGTCATCACCCTGAACAACACGATCTACGTCAAACTCTTGCGGGGGAGTGCAGAATGAAACTCTTTAGTAAATTAGGACAGACCCTCGAGACGGGCAAGACTCTCGCCATCAAGAAAATCAAAGTCTCACTCGGCGATGTCACTCTTGATCTTCGAGTCCGCATCCCCCTCAAGAAAGAGATCGAGGACATCAACGCCAAGATCATGATCCCCAACCCTGAGAAGGTTCAAGCGATTTATGAGAAGTTCTCGAAGCCGATGCTGGACACGATCAAAGAGGGTGGCGAAAAATTCCTCGAGGCGCTGAACGAAAAGAAGCAAGCGATCGAAGTCCTCAAGGATGATCTGATCGTAGACGGCACTTCGCTGAAGCAAGTTGCCTCTTACCAAGCCATCGAAGAGACTCGGGTCGAAGAGTATTTTCATTTGCTGGTCTCTGAGATCGATGAACCCATTACAGAAACTTACGACGAGATCATGGCTGAGTTCCCTGAATTCGTCGTTCGAGAGATCATGAGCGAGATTCAGGGTGCAATCCATCCTGATTACTCGACCGCAAAAAAAAACTAAGGAGAAGTCTTCGTAGGCAAGTGACCGCCGCCATGGTATTCAACGGGCACACGGAGACTTCGGTTGATGAAATAAATGAGGAAGTATTCACGGAGATAACAGTCATGTATGCAGACGGGATGTTAGGCAATCGAGGCACGTTTGATGCAATCGCTACCCTGACGGCTGGCGTCTTCAATTACATGAGGGGCGAGAGCCAACCCGCTTACAAGCAAGCGCAAATCTTTCCGTGGATCAATCAGTATTTCGAAAACCCTGACCATGAGCCACTTGTAAAAGAGCAGATCAACAATTCTCTTTTGACCTTCATGACTCAGGCGCAAGGCTTTGACATCAAGAGGTTTGAAAAATGAGTTACGAAGCAAGCCGCACGGGAGAATTCAAAGTCACGGGCTTTGAGGACCTCTATAAGGCGATGGACGAGTTGGCTGAGGAGATCGGCAAGGCAAAGACCGATCGCATCTGGAAGAGGGCTCTAGGCTTCGCTATGGAGCCTGTCCTTGAGAGGGTCAGGGCGAACGCCCCCGTCGATACGGGGCAACTCCAAAATCACGTCTACATGAAATCTCATCGCCCAATGGGACGAGATAAGCAGTCGGCATCCTTCAAAGGCGAGGTCATGATGGTTCGAGTATCTGTCAGCCCGAAGCGGGAAGACTCGGTCGGAAGAACCGTTCTGAATAAGCGGGGAAAATTTCAGACATACGGACTACATCGCCCTGTTGCTCTTGCTCAAGAATTTGGCAACGCCGTAACTGGCGGCAAGCCATTCATTCGTCCTGCCCTCGAAGGGAATCAGCAAGTGGTCATCGATCGGCTTGGACAATATATTTGGTCAGAAGTAAACTGGGGCAAATACGCTAAAGGGAAATAGTCATGGCAGTCATTGGGTCCCTCTCGGTCAAATTAGGTCTCGTCACCGTAGACTGGGACAAGGCTACCTCTCAGGCAAAGAAGCAAGCCAAGGACTTACAAAACGCTTTCAACGATCTTGGTCTTGGAATGGGGAAATTAAAAAACCTCTTCAATCAACTAGGAGGGGCGGCAGGGCTTTCGATCGCTGGCTTTGCGGCAATGGCGAACTCTGTCCTTCAACTGGCGGGGAATCTTCAGGACATCTCAAAGACCTACGATGTAAGCATTGCCAAAGTCTTGCAATTTCAGAACGCCATTATTCAGGCTGGCGGCAAGGCTGAAGATGCTGGCAAGATCATGGCGACCATGTTCAGCAAGATTGCCGAGGCT